TACTCCAAGAGCCTGTTCCAAGAACCCAATAGCGATCAGCCATTAGACCTCCTCAGATGGAGTTTCTTCAGTAGGAGGTGCAGTTATTATGGCAATCCAGTTATCAAACCTCTGCTGTTGCATGGCATTGATCTCATCTTGGGTTAGTCCGTGGTCATCTTCCAAATGCAAAGCATCTGCAAAAGTGCCATATTGTGAGTGAAAAGAGAAGTCTATTTTTACCATATTAAGCCTGTGTGGTTACTGCAATTACATCCCAACGTGTGTTGTTGGCGTTATAAATACAACCTACATAAGTTGTTTTGCTGATGGTTGTTGCTGTTGGCAAAGTCACGCCAATAACTGTGTATGTAGCGTTCCAAGTCAATGCTCTGCTTGTGCCGTTGTCTAACAATCTAAATATCAACTTGTCTCCATCAAGAGGTGTTCCTGTTGGGGCATTGATAGTGAGTCCTGCCGCCAATGCTGTGTAAGCATAGACATCACTAGCCGATATATCTGGCGTTAAAGATGATGCAGATGCGGCTGATGTAACTCTTGGATCAATACGCTTGTTGGTTAGTGTCTCAGTACCTGAGTAAGTGGCAATAGATGCACCAGCCAATGTAGTTGCACCAGTACCGCCATTTGCTATTGGTAGAGCAGTACCAGACAATGTGATTGCCAATGTCCCACTTGTCGTAATTGGTGAACCAGCAACAGATAAGAATGATGGGACTGTTGCCGCTACGCTAGTTACAGTACCAGTTGCTGAATCATTGGAAGTAATCGTAAAGTTAGGGTACGTTCCAGTAACGCTAGTCGTACCAGCCCCTGTCAATGCCACAGTTTGATCTGGTGCAGAGTTAGTTATAGTGAAGTTAGGATACGTTCCACTTGTGCTAATCCCTGTGCCAGCAGTCAACGCAACTGTTTGATCAGGTGCGCTATTGGTAATTGTAAAGTTGGGGTATGTGCCACTTGTTGAGATGCCCGTACTTGCAGTCAAAACAACTGTCTGGTCTGGCGCAGTATTGGCAATATTTAAAGTGCCAGATGTAGTAATCGGACTACCAGTAATACTGATTCCTGTTCCAGCAGTGGCGGCAACACTCGTAACAGTTCCAACCGATACCGCACCAGTTTGTCCATTAACAGAAGTAACTAGGTTACTTTGGTCAATCTTTTGCCAGACCGATCCATTGAACATCAACCAATCGCCAATTTGCCAATCAGTTATGCCATTTAAGTTAGTGCTTCCTGCCGTTGCAACTATGTAGTAGTAACCATTTACGCCAACACTAGAAGTCAATGTAGGAGTATTAGTAGATGCGTTCCATGTGCCTTGATAACTTAGTCCACCAGCAATAGAAGACCAAGAAGTTGTTGTTCCATTGGTAGTTAAGAACTTACCTGAGTTACCCGTTTGACTAGGAATCAGGGTATTTATCTGAGTTTGTAGTGAGGTTAGAGTATCGAGTACAAACTGAGAAGTGCCACCACCATTAGTAATAACTTTGATGGATTCTGCAAGATCAGGAGCAACAACCTCACCAACATTGAGTTCAACACCACTAGACAACCCAATAATAAGGCTACCATCGAAATCAATACGAGCAGAGGTGACACTAATACCATTAGTCCCATCCAAGCCATCACGCCCATCTCGACCATCTTGACCATTGCTACCTTGTAAGCCCTGTTTTCCCTCAAGTCCGTCTTTTCCATTTTTGCCATCCTTACCATCTTTACCATTCCTCAAACTAGAGGCTTTTGACTCAATGGTGGCATTTAATTGGCTAAACCTTGTCTCCAAGTCGCTCTTAATTTTCTTCAAGCCTTGGATAATAACTTGTGTACTCTTGCCAATAGTTTCTTGATTAGCAATTTCTAGTTTAGTTTGTGCTGATTTTTGCAAAGCATCGACTAATTCCATCTGCTCATCAGCAGATAGTCCATCAATGCCTAGTTTTTTTTCTAAATCATTGATATCCATTAGGAAAGTTCCTTAGAAAGCCTGTCTAAGAAATCATTTTCTACCTTGCCACGCTTATCAGCCATCTGTAACTCAACAATCTTGCTCTTATTCTTGATGTCAGCCTCTTTGAGCATCAAATCAGCAATCTTAACTCGCTTATCGAACTCTCTTTGGTTAGCATCAGCCTCATTAGGGAGATTCTTGGTCAAAGATGCACTCATCTTGGCTTGCACTTCTTGTGGCATCAACTGCGCTTCAGTCATTAACTTCTGAGCCTCTGCACGATTCTGTTCTGCCTGAGTAGTATTGACCGCAATCTGCGCTTGAGCCGCTTGCAGAGCCAATTGTTGTTGCATTTGCGCCATTTCTTGCGCTTGTGGATCAGGTTGAGCCATCTTCTCAAGCATTGCAATCAATTCCATCCTATTAGATAGACTTGAATTAGCCAAAATGCCTTTCAAGATGATTGGCAAGACAGGGGTGTTCGGCCCAAGCGTCTGCAACAAGCCAATAAACTGCTGTTGCTCGTACTCTCTAGCAATAATGCCAAGCGTAGCAGTGGGAATAAAGTTCATATCGACTGAGGGATAACGCTCTGGGTCGAACTGCATATACCTAAATGCCGCTTTCTTGATAAACGGAATTAGGAAATCCTCTTGGAAGTTCACCAAAGTGCGTTTGTACTTCTTGATGATAGAGGCAACTGCCATAGACATACCGCCTTGACCACCATCTCTAGCCACATTGCTAATCATGCCCTGAGAATCAAGAGTACCCGTTGCTTGTAACAACATACGCTCAAAGTCTTTGGCAGTAGCCAAGTTGTTGGGGTCGCTTTGACCAAACTTGAAGGGGTAGAGAATCTCAGAAGGTGCGCCATTGGTAAGGATCGCCTTGCCAGGCTTCACTTCAAACTTCATTCCCCGTGGCAGACGGGTTGCATCCATTGCAATCATGGGGCTAGTTGTCAATGCCAAGGAATCCAAGTGACTACGGGTCTGAGCATCAATAGCCTTTTGCATATTGAATGCTTTTTCTACTGTGCCTCTGCCAAGTAAGCGGTTCGGTACTGTGTCATCCTGATAACTTAGAACAGGGCGATCCTTCATCATGTATGGGTTTTCTTCTGCTTTGAGAAGTTGCCCATCATTGGCAATCACAACAATGGCTTCCACCATGTCTGAGTAGTCTTCAGCCACAGAGTTCTCAGGGAATAACTCAACAATGTCTTTGTTTTCTTCCAAGTTATTCAAATACTCCCGTGGGACTAAGCCATAGTAGGTCAGGAGAAGAACCTTCTCATCCTGATACTGGCTAACCTCTTGGGTAGGCTCTAGGTCTGTATCTTCGCCAGCAGTACCAATATCGACCTTGCGATAGATACCACGCTCTATGCCTTCGACCACCTTGTGGATAGAGACATACTTCTCAATAGCCACACCCATGCAGTCATCAATGGAAGTTCCGTTGGGATCGTACAGAAAGTTCTTGGGATTGATAGGCATGATCTTCACGCCAATCCTGTCTCTTTGCATCACTCCAATAGCCGCTTGCCCTTGCATATTCGGGATCATTTGGGTGGCAGGGACATATTCTTTCTCAGTCTTTACAATAATCTCACCAATGCCTGTGCCATAAATCTCAGCCATTAACTCAATCTGGTCAATGGACTTGCGTATCTTGTCTTTCTTGAAGTCTTCCATCAGTTGAGCCTTGATTAACTCAACATCTATTGGGTTGCCATTGACATCTTGAATGTTGTCTTCAATGTCAAAGAAGTCACCTTGACCAAAGATTGCTTCCATAATCTCAGCATGGCGTGTTTCTACGGCTTGTTGGGTAGCAGGCGTAACAATGCGTGAACGCTCAGATTCACGGGTCTTGTCTTCAGAAGCCCATTGACCACGGAAGATGCGCTCGTACTCTAGGTATTGGGGAAGAAAATTGGTATCTCTGTATTCACGCCAACGATTGCAATGGTCTGTCACAAAAGCCGTCAACTCTTTATCAGCCTCAGTTGGCTCATAAAATTCGTTTTGCTCTAGTTTGTCTGTTGCCATTTAAACCCCACTAATTATGTCCACAGGCTCCCACTCATCTTCTTGGTCATCTACAAAGTAAGAGGTGACAGCCATCTGATCTATATATGACAAAGCATCTGGCAAATCATCATGCACTCCAATGGCGGGAAATAAAAGAAGTTGATCTTTAAATTCATCCCAATCCTCCTCAGAGTTCAGCACAATACGTCCATGCTCAAACCGCCCTTGGAGACTCCAGATAATTCTGTCAGCCTTTTTCCTGTTG